TTGAAATTTCAGCATATGACCCATACAAAGACTACTTCGGTCACATGCTGAACCCTTGGCACGCGCCTCGTCGCATTCAATCCGAGCTATTTAATGCCTTTATGGAAAAAACATCCGTTATGGACGCATACACAGGCATTGTGCAGTGGCCCACCGCAGTCGGCAAAACAATCGGCATGCTTTCATTGTTCTTCATTTCATTCCTGCGTTGTTCAGCGAAAACGCAAGATAAAATCTGGAGAGGCTTGCTGATTGCACCACAAAATGACATTTTGAATACGATCATTGCTCATATTAAAAAATTAGAAAAATGGGGGATCGTTATCATTTCCGGGCACGATGCCCAATTCGTGGATGCAATGCGCGAGTGCCCGACCGACAAACCCGTTCTGATTATAACAACGCATGCATCCCTAACCGACCGCAAGAAGTGGGACATGCTTCCACCCATTGACCATTGTCATTATGACGAAGTGCAACAAAGCACAGGGTTGCAGTTCTTTGGGCTGCTCATGGAATGGATTCCCAAATTTACATATTTCACCGGAACGTCCGCCACCCCCAAAACCTGCAATTCCGATCAGCATGCCCGTCTGCACCAACTGTTCGGGTCCCCGTTGTCCGTTTTGCACCAATGCGAAATGGATGAAGCCGTGCAAGAGGGTTGGATCGCGCAGCCAAAAATCATTGCAAACGTGGTTGAATGCGGCACGCGCATTTCCGAATTTGTCGGTATAGTTGCACAAAGCATTGTGCAAAAAATGGCACACGGAACATGGAAGTACGGAAAGATCATAGTGTATTTAGAGACAATTGCCGATGTGGAAAACGCCGTTCGTTGCGCGCTTCAACATTTTAACCGACGCGCAACCATTTACATGGCAGTTAAACGCGCGGATGAACCCGAACCTGAACCCGAGAATGCAACCGAGGGGGAATCGCACACAATAGTGGATGGCGCAAGAAGCGACACGCAGTTTATAGATGACGCAGCTGACGGTTCGCCGCGCATACTATTCGCATGCAAACGATACCGCCAGGGTTCGGACATTAAGGGCATAGAGATGACCTCTGTGTTGTTCAATTCAACGATTGCTACAAACGTGTTTGTTCAGATCATGGGACGCGCTCTTCGCAAGGACGCGGAATACGATAACAAAGAAGGTTGGTGTGTAGCCGTGAAAACACGCGGCCAAGATGACGCCGATGCACCGGAAGATGTAATGGCCAGCATACTTCTTGATTTTGCAAATTTCATGCTGACAACTTCGGGTTCAGCTGTCATCACCAAACAAAAAATTCGCGAAGTGATCACGCGTTTCTTGGTCCCGCTCCAAATTGACAATGGCATGAATTACTCCATTGACGAAACGGTTGAACGCATGCAATGCATGTATTTACGCCAAGAATATGAACGCGCCGCGCCCAAGGAAAAATATGACATAGTTCGGGCATTGAATCGGGAACTAGGGCTCGTCACAAAGAACGAATACAAAGAAAGATCATCCGAACATTCCAAATTTATTGCGGACCCCAAATCATATTTCAAGGACAATTGGGTGTCTTGGTATCACTTTCTGGGTGTGGACACAAGCGCATTTCCACAAACGAAACATGAGTGGGTCAGCGTGTGCAGGGATGCAGGAATTGTGTCATGGAGTCAATACAAAAATATGCAAAAAAACATGTTAACATTGCCCGCAAATCCTGGCGATATGTATGAAGATTATACAAATTGGGACAATGAATTCGGGATTGAAGACGAAATTGTGTGGTGATATGGCCGGTGTGTGTGTGTGTGTGTGCTTTTAAGCGCCAGGAATCAGTCGCTGGATGGCGTCTTGTGCCTTCGCCGTATACATTTTAATTTTTTCATGCTTGTGCCTGATATCGTCAAGGATGGGCTGGAGTGATTGTTGTTCGGCAATCGGGGGGAGGGAAATTTCAAGGGATAGCACTGATGAAGCGCTTAATTTGGGCTGGGCAGTCCCTTCCGCCAGCCCTTTGATGTCGTCCTGAATTGGTTTCAGTATATAATACAGCATGTCGTCATTTGAAATGGAGGTGGAGGCGGTGCCCTTGGGATGAATCGTCATTCCATTGTTTGTGATCCAAGTTTTCACGGGGTACCTGGAGACGTTGCCAGCAGATCCAACTTGGGCCAACACAACCGCGTAGGCCTCTCTGTTGTGAACGCTGTGGTATCCCATCGGTGAAACTCCGCCACCAATGACAGGGACATCACCGCCTTCAAGTTGGTCCTTCGTCAACGTTTTCCCACTACGAATTTCACACACATCCCCTAACCGCACGCGAGGCTGTGTGGTGCTCATCTCTCTGATCTGGAACACTATGAGTTTCTCAAGGGTTTTCAGCGTGTGTTCCTCACACTGAGCAAGTTCAGTGAATACGTCAATTTCTTCAACAATTTGTTGCTGGCGCTCAAGCGACGGGAGGGGGATGTCCATTCCAAGAAATGAATCCATGTTGATGCCTTTTTGCGCAGTCCCTGCCGCCAGACTGTATATCGCCGGTTGATTTTTGAGTAGCCAATACCCCACGTACAAATAGTTTGCATTGGGCTTCACATCAAATGTCCATCCGTGATGATTCAGGAAGAACTTGCCGCTAACATACCGAACGCATTTCTCTGAAACCCCGTCTTTTGAAATCACAAAACGATTTTCTCTGTTAAATTCCGAAATTTTTGCTCCGGCATCACCGCCACCATAGACTGGGTATTCCCCCGGGGTTGAGGTGCTCTTGGTGATGTAGGTCCCCGTTTTCAATTCACACACGTCGCCCAACTTCACCATCTGAATCCCCTCCTCCACTTCCAACACGCTCTGGGGCAGATACTGCTTAAACTTCAAAGAATAGTTGCTGGATCGTAAATCGTCAAGCGTGGCTTCGGCGAGCAACGACTCGTCCAGTCCAATGAAGGACACCTTCTCCGTGGGACCCACGCCCTTTTGAAACACCATCATGGACGTCTTGGTTCCCGTGTTAAGGAATGAACCGGACGCAATGTCCACGACATACCAAATCTTGTATTCCTCGGCAATTTTCTTGCGAAGTTCTACATACTTCTTGGATGCGCCAAAGAAGAAACCTTGCGGAAGCACAATGCAGCCCACGCCTCCGTGCGGAGACAGAGTGGCCATTAACAATTGAACACCCGCCGAAACTTTGTCGTCATCTTCAATGCCAATACTCTGAATTTCCGGATTCACGAAGAACTTCTTGGTTGTGCTTCCGTCATCCGCCTTGATTGTTTTGCTGTATTTGAACTTGTAGTCCTTCCCCTTGCTTTTGTCGCCACCGTACGGAGGATTCATGAAACCATAGTCAATCGCGAGACCGTCAAATGGTGCACCGGCACCTATCGTGATTGGATTTTGGAATGAGTTAGAACTGCGAATCTTATCTGCACTGAATGGAATGCCTGTGAGAATGAGGAGATTCAGGAGCGTAGTAGTGACACTAGACACGTTCATGTCCTGGCAGTAAATTGACCCTGCATCCTTCTTCCAATCCACCGTTGGAAGGTTTGCCTTGACCCCTTTGACATATTCGGCCGGGAAACCACCAGTGCCGCAGAACCAGTCTGCAAATGTGCATAGAGTTCCGTCTGCCCTGCGCAGCGTCTTCTTCACTGAATAAGCCAGTTTGAATGCCAGATTGCAGATACTGCGGTTTGTGAAATACTGACCCTCGTCGGACATTGTGCTCATACCCCGACCGAGCATGTATTCAAAAATGTCGCCAAGGGTGTCCGTTTCCTGTAGAACCGCAAGGGATATGCGGTTGATTTGCTGAACGATTTCAAATACAACGTCTGCCCTTTGAATTTCGTGCTGCTTGAAGAACGGTTTGGTTTCGGGACGTTTGCGAAATTCGGAAACTCCATTCCGGATTGCCTCAAAAATGTCATTCTCATTTGTAAGACTGGCGATGAATGACCAGCGGCAAACTTGAGGCAAATTGAGCATGTCCGCTTGTTGCTCAATGAGACGATATGCGAAGAAGAAGATCATGTGCTGCAAAGCATTTTCTGGATTCAAACCGGCGTTGTTCCAAAGAAGATTGTGCAAATTCTCAAAGAATGCGCCCTTGTTTTCCCGTGTGACTTCCGTTTTGGGCTGCTGCATGGCGTGAATTGCCTCCTTCACTTTTTGGCTGACTTTTGCTTCAATGACCGTGGCTAGTACCGTGTTATGAGCACAATCGGTCTTCTTTGTCTTGTGGTCGTCGTAAGCGCTCTTGCGCTTGAAGACTCGGGCGCATTTTTCGCAAGTATAAGTGGGCATTGGATTGGATTGGATTGGATTGGATTGGATTGGATTGGATTGGATTGGATTGTTGTATTGGCTGGTTTATATTATGGCATGATATAATATAATTCAATTTTTGCCGAAATTCGGCAAATTTATTCCTAAATAGTTACCATTTAATAATTATTCCTATATTTACGATAACATAATCTATTTGTCCGGGATTTTAATGCCTTTTTTTTGCGCCGAATGGTCTTTTTACGACATAATGGTGTTTTGCGCCTAATCCGTTTTTTGTGTCGTGATCCCCCCGCGTCAGCTGCTGCTGCTAAAGAACATTTGCTCCGGCGTGATGTTTCAACAATTTCGTTCATGAAACCAACGACCATATCCAAATGATGCAATTCTGGAGGGTTGATTGTAAATATTTTTAAAAAATCCCTAAATGTTGAAATGGTTTTATTAGGATACACCGATTGTATGACGTGTAAACACTGAATATGCTGAAGTCCCCAATTAAAAAAATCCATTAGCGCCAACATCATCAATGTAAGATGTACATTTTCAATGGTGAACTCATGGCATACATCGAAATTCCGAATAAAGTCTATATTTTGGTGAAATGCATCAGTAACACTTGAATAATCTATTAAATCATCAGGATCTTCTGGATATTCAGGCGGTTTCAATCCAAAAAATACACTAAAATCTTTAATCAACCCATTCAACTTCGGACCCGCATCAAATTCGCGAAACCAATCCTCAATATAATGATTAGACTGCACAAACAAATTCCAGTCATCACATTTTCCAAGGTCAATTATGACCCCACGATCTCCGGTTAGTGTTGATAATCCATTGTTTGTATGAGCGTCGTATAACCCGATATGTAATATCAACAAAATAGTTGCAAGTTGGGCTGCCATACGAATATTGGCTTTTTTGAACACGTTTGCATCAATAGTGCGCAATCTATAAATTGGTACAAACGACATACTTTCGTTAAATAGCTCCATCAAAATAACGTTGACATGCGTGATTGATATTGCGTCCTTAATAAAATTGAGAATACCCACGGGCAACAGTTGGTCTACATGAACTGCTTCGGCTGCTTCGGCTGCTTCGGCTGCTTCGGCTGCTTCGGCTGCGGGAAATAAGCGACCAAAAATCTTTATAAATTTCTCTTTATCCATAATCATATTGGCAATTATATCTGGCACAATTGAATGTAACTCTGTAAATATACGTTTTTGACATCTTGGTTCATCCTCCGCCTCACTCATTGACATGACGGATTTTTTGTGTTCATTATACTTGTATTCGCCAACACCATCACGGTTGACCAATAATAATTTTACACAAAATTGATTCACTTTAACCCCGTATGCGTTTATTAAATTAAAATTTCGCATGGTTAACTCAACCACGAATGAATGTCTACTTGTGTCACTTATAACACGGCAACTGTTAACATTGGAAATTAATGCCTTTATGATGTCATCGTAAGTTGGCTTGTCTGGCAAACCGGAAACGTCCCCCAAACGCATCCCTCCATGTAGATGTTTTTTATGTGTCATTATTATTGTAATGACATTTTAATTTTTAATTCAACAACGTTTTTTTACATGTTTTGCGCTTAGTTTTGCTTTTGCGCTTAGTTTTGCTTTTGCACTTAGTTTTGCGCTTAGTTTTGCTTTTGCGCTTGGTGCCGCCCGACTCACTACCACGATCAGGACTTTCGCGTAACCAATCCGGGTCAGGACTCCATTCAATTGGATATCCATCAGAACGGGCAAGACTTGGATATCCATCAGAACGGGCAGGACTCCATTTAATACTTGGATATCCATCAGAACGGGCAGGACTTGGAGATCCATCAGAACGGGTAGGACTCCATGCAATACTTGGATCAGAACGGGCAGGACTAACAGAACTAATCCATTCAGAACGGGCAGGACTAACAGAACTCCATGCAGGACTCCATCCAGAACTCGCGTGGGTTGAGGCAGGACTAGGGCTTTGAATCGCAATATTTCCGTAATTATCAAATAGAACATTACGACAAGCCAAAATAATCACAGCCGTAGTATCAGGATTAAAAGATTGTACAAGGAAACCTTCGGGACCAATTAAATCGGATAGTTTGATGTCTTGGTTGGATCTGGTTGTATATGAATTAGACTCCGTGTAAAATTTAAATTCTGAATCTTGTTTTATTGCAGGATTTTGTTTTAAAAACATTCTGTCTGCAATATTTAACGCTTTAACCTGCTCGTGTGTACCGGGCGGGTGAGACGACATGGAAAAATGAAATATTCCATCATCAATATCTGCATATCTATAAAATCCAGGTTGGAATAGATCCAACTCAGTCACAGGCTCATTCATTGATTTAAAAGTTAATGTTGTATATGGGTGTAAAAGTAAAGGATCCCATTGTTTAAGTCTTTGAATCAGTTTACTCCCGTCGGTTGTAAACGGGGGGGCAAACATCTCTTTACATAGTTCATATGAACTCGTCATTAAAATCGTAGACATGCCCAGTTCGCATCCGAATATGGTGTCAAATACAGTTTTACACGGTTCTCTGGTTTCTCTACCGAATGGTTCTAACCTACTAGACCCATGACAAACTACAATTACAATATCTTTTATTTGTTTTGTATTAAAGGCTTCAGTGAACCCAGTTGATGCATTTGATGGTCTTGTCAATACTTTGGGGCCTGTATTTGGTTGTCTGGGGGGCCTGGCCGGAGACCTGGCCGACCTGCCAGGAGGATGAGGAGATTGAGACCGATTCCTGTCGGACATTTTATTTACAATAAAATTATAAAATAATTTTTTGAACACACATCATTGGGTAAGCCGGGCATTTTCATCGTCGGCTTCTGGATTTTCTCCTATTTGATCTTTTGTGACCGCGACGACCGCGTTTATTGGAACGCGACTTTCCACCACGATTGAAATTTGAAATAGCCGCACCCAGGCCTATCACATAGCCTTCATCAAGTTCGCAACCGTTTCTTTCCCACTTGCATTCAGCTCTGCCTTCGCAATCGCTTCTCATAATTTCCTTTTCACATGATCTCCATCCACCTTTTTTTGAGTAAGGACAGGAAGATCTTTTGTGACCGCGACGCGACTTTCCACCACGACTATTATATTTATTATATTGTATTTTGCCGTCACTCGTGTGATAATAAGTTCGTCCTGATGGAGTGTATCCAACCGCACTGGGTGTATAAACTCCATAATAGTTGCCTTTTTCATCATAATTGAGGCTTCCTGAATACACGTGTTTGGTTTCTTTGGGCATTATAAGATAATGTTAAAGTATTGTTATACAATAGGTTAATATATTTTTTTTAGATGCGCTTAAAAGAGACTAGAGTTACCCCAGCCAGCTTCATTGGCGGCCATGGGCTCAAAGTCCATCATTGGTTGCTGCTGCTGCTGCGGCCCGCCGCCGGTGTACATGGCGTTAAAGTCCTTCACCATGCCGCTCATGGCATTGCCCATGCCCATGCCCATTTGCGCCCGGTTGTTCGTGAGCTGCGGGGGAGGGGGCGGCGCCGTCATGGGCACGCCCGACGCCATGGAGCCCGTAATGGGCTGCGTGACGCGCACCTGGCCCTGACCCTGGCCTTTCGCGGGCCCCGCCTTGGCCCCGTTGCCCGACCACATGTCCACCGCGCGCTCCACCAGAATCTGCGCCTTCTCGCCCAGCTTCGTCTTAATGGAAAACAGGATCATGACGAACACCATGAGGATGTTGATGATGTGGAAGCGCTCATACTTGATGCCGCTGTACGTGGGGAAGTAAATGATGATGCGGTGGATGAAGTAAATGCCGAGCAGCATGCCGAACGTCTGTGCGAAAATCTCGGCCAGAATGGTCAAACTGCCCTTGTCATCATCCGGATCGGGCACATAGTACCGAATTACGTAAATCACGATAATGGCGGGCACAAACCCGATGGCCACGTACTGCATCATGTTTAAAACTTCGCCCTGCGCGTCTTCGTTTAGCTTAAATACTTGCTTAAAGAAGCCACCGCTCGCGGAAGCGGTGTCCTTGGCCGTAATTTCAATGGCGTCCATGATTACCTCTTTTTATTTACAATGACGAGAGAAATTAAAATGAAAATGTCAACAATGATATAAATGATTATCGCCCAATTATCCCAGATCCATCACACACAAAAACCATAAACCCAATAAACCAATAACCCAATGTTGAAAACCTTGGCAGAGTACAACAAATATCGGACGGCGTCTATCTCTATCACTCATCCCACAATCCACGAATTCCCTCTGCGACACGAAGAAAATCAGTATCTCAATTTAATAGAGGATATTCTCTCGTATGGTACACGTGAAGAGGGGCGCAACGGGGTCACGTTGGTTGCGATTGGCGCGGCCATGCACTTTTCGCTAAATGACCGCCGGGTGCCGTTCTTGACGACAAAGCGCTTGGCATGGAAGACGTGCCTAAAAGAGCTGCTGTGGTTCATTCGCGGACAAACGGACAACCGGCTGCTGCAAGCGCAAAACGTGCACATCTGGGACGGCAATGCGTCGCGCGAGTTTCTGGACAGCCGCGGACTAGTTCACAGAGCCGAGGGAGACCTGGGACCGATTTACGGGTTTCAATGGCGGAATTTTGGGGGGGATTACGAAGATTCTAAAAATGATAATAATGATTCTAAGAAGGGCGTGGATCAGCTGCAGTTAATCATTGATGCGCTAAAGGATCCCGAGCAGCGCACTTCGCGCCGGCTCATCATGTCGGCGTGGAACCCGTGTCAGCTGTCCGAAATGGCGCTGCCGCCGTGTCACGTGCTTGCGCAGTTCCATGTGACGGACGGCACCCGACTGTCGTGCTCGCTGTATCAACGCAGCGGGGATGTGGGACTGGGCGTCCCGTTCAACATCGCGTCGTACAGCATGCTGACCCATCTTTTAGCACACCATTGCGATCTGGACGCACACGAGTTTGTATACCATTTGGGCAACGCACACATTTACGACGATCACGTGGAGGCGCTGAAAGAACAATGTAAAAGGGAGCCGCACGAGTTCCCGAAAATTGCGATTCGTGCGATGCATGACGACATAAACGACTACCAAGTGGGTGATTTTGAGGTGCAGGAATACCAATGCCACGAGGCCATTCCAATGACGATGCGACAATAGCGACAATAAGTCTAACCAAAATACTTAAATGCGAAAAGAATATGAAATAATAGTATCATATGCATTTATATTGTTCAAGACATGAGTAGTTCTGCTTCCATTTCTGCCGCAAAGAAGCGTCGTGCAAATCAACCCAATCAACCCATGCCCATGCCCATGCCCATGCAACCACAACAAATGCAACGGCCGGTGCCTGGTGCGATACCTTTAGCAAATTTGAGTCCTGCACAGCGCCAGCAATATTTGCAGCAGCAACAAATCCGATTGCAACAGCAACCGCACATGCAGCAACAAGCTCCTCACATGCAGCAACAAGCTCCGCACATGCAGCAACAAGCTCCGCACATGCAGCAACAGCAACAGCAATACCAATATCAACCGCAACAAATGCAACAAATGCAACAAATGCAACACCACCAACAACAACAACAACAACAACAACCACACCCAGTCCAAACTCAAACCCAAAAACAAAACACACAATTGCAACCGCCCAAGTTAACATGGCCTGCACCGCCCATCTACGTCATGAAACAAATGGACAATCTTTTGTTTCAGCAAGCCCAATCCATTGATGAGATCAAGAACCGTTTGAATTGTATTGAAACCGGGTCTTCGGATGTTTCTAGCGTTAACCACCTAGACCATATTAAGTCTGATCCTGATTTTATAACTGGCGTTGTGGACAATATCATGGATAATTCAAATTTGTCGGAAATCATTGAACAAATTGATGTTGTGCAAACCGAAAATCGTGAACTACGCGATTTGCTGCATGCCCAGCAGAAAACCATCAATGAAATGAACATAATGTTGTTGAAACTTTTCTCTCAAGTGCATAATCTTGTTCACGAAGATCCGGCAGTTAAAAAATCATCCGGAGCAATTGAATCTGACGCGGTTAAACCATCCGAATCAGCTCACGAAGCTGAAGCGGCTCAAGCTGAAGCGGCTCAAGCTGAAGCGACTGAAGCTGGTGCGGCTCAAGCTGAAGCGACTGAAGCTGGTGCGACTGAAGCTGGTGCGGCTGAAGCTGGTGCGACTGAAGCTGGTGCGGCTGAAGAAGCATCCATTGTGAATGTGGAATTGGAAGTTACAGAGAAATAAATCATGCAACTCAGCTGCATCTCGTAAAATTTATATGAAATTAGTCTTGCATATAAATAAGCATTTAAAAAATAGGTAATACACACTATTAACTTTAACTATTCATTCATATTTTCATATTTTTTACAGTACAGTTTTTATTCCATGCAATCCATACTGGCTGTGCTCGTGTTTTGCGTGGTGCTATTCCTCTACTTGCACATTTATTTTCATTTGAAGACCAGCAACGACCTGGAAGTGTATGAAATTGATCAACCGTCCAAGGACAAATTGGAAGAGGTGTGTGACTTGCGGCAGCCCGCGTTGTTTGACTACGCAAACGAGCGACTAATGGAATCGTGCACGCTGCCTGCAATGCGAAGCACTTACGGCGCATTTGATGTGCGCCTCCGCAATGTGAAAGACGCCGCGGAAGAAGCCGATGCGACCGACTTGTATGTACCGCTCACGCTGCATGCGGTTGCCGAAACGTTTCGCAGCGACAAAGAAGCACGCTACATTACCGAAAACAACGGCGACTTCCTGGAAGAAACCGGTCTCGTAAAAACGTTCAAATACAACGACGCATTTTTGCGCCCGCACATGGTGTCCAAATGCGCGTATGACGTGGTGTGCGCATCGCCGGGTACCCAAACCCCGCTGCGATATGAACTGAATTACCGTAACTACTATTTGGTGACGCAGGGCAGCGTGAAGCTGCGACTGATTGCGCCGCATGCCAGCAAGTACCTGTTTCCCGTGTCGGATTATGACAACTTTGAATTCCGGTCGCCGGTGAATCCGTGGTCCGTGCAGCCCGAACACCGGGCGGATTTTGACAAAATTAAGACCATGGATGTGGAACTGCGCGCAGGGCAAATCATTTACATTCCGGCGTACTGGTGGTGCAGCATGCAGTTTCCCGAGGTTGCAACTATAACCACGCTGTGCTGCTTCAAGTACCGCACGTACATGAACACCGTCAGCATACTGGACAAGCTGTGCATGTGGATACTGCAGCAACAAAACGTGAAACGGGATGCAATTGAAAAGAAAATAACGGCGTGCAAGTATGGCGCTGCGACGAATAAGGATAATAAGGATAACAATAATGCGAATCATAATGCGAATGATAATGCTGCTGCAGCAACAGCAACCAATGCGCCCCTCATTTCAACGAATAGTGTTGATCAAGTGCAATAATTCCACAGCGGTGATTCTTTCGTCGGCTGGACAGAGTGTGCGCCGAAACAAATCACGCATCGGTTCATCACTGATTTGGTTGAAATAGGATGGGGTAATGCGACCGGTGGCCGAATCAAAAAAGTCGGGGGGGTAATCTTTTTGATAAAAATAGCATTTGCCGAATAGCAATATTGTGAAAAACATGATCCCTAATGACCACACGTCGTTCTCTTTTTTATTTTTTGTCCAATGGTATGCGTCCGATTCCAGCGTGGATTTGGTGCACCCGTTGCCGGTTTCGGGTGCGCAAAACGGTTTGGTTCCGCCGGTTCCTTCACTTGCGTCGTGTATACCCGACATGCCATAATCAATCAGGTAAAGCACGGGCTCGGCTGCGGACGAAATGCGCACGAGCGTGTTTGCGGGTTTAATGTCGCCGTGCACGATGTTGTACGTGTGCAAATACACCAGCGCCTGAGCCAGCTGCCCGCACACCGTTGTGAGTGTTTCATTGCGGGGCTTCTCTATGCGAAGCCACGCGTCCAAGGTTTGGGATTTCCCAACGAAGGGTTGAATGCTGTAAGAAATGTGATGAAACAGGGTGCGTTCTGATTCCGGTATTTTTTCGAGGTTGTTGAGCTGCACGCACACGGGCACAACGACGTGGTGCTCCGAATCAATACCCTGAGTGCCGTCATAGTTTGCGTGCTTTATGAGTTGATGCACCACGCAATATTCGGACCGAATTTGCGAATTGTCAAACGCGTGTTCAACACGAACTATGAAATTCTTCACATGAAATATCCCGATCATTTCCTTCAACCGATACAACATGCGATACATTGACGTAGTGTCGTTTAAGTTGATGTCACTTGTGTCAATGTTTAATTGCGGACGCTTTCTAATTTTCAGAATAATTCTGGGTATGTCGTCCTTGTATAACTCGTACGTTCTAATGCATCGTTTACTGCATTCCGAAAACAAATAAAGTGGCCGAATCATGGCAATCAACTGGCGAATGTCATTTTTATCAGCATATTTCCATCGTACGAGGGTATCCGCATCACATGGCTTGTATCTGAAAACATGATCCGACAAGGTTAAAGGGTTTAACTTTTCTGGCGCTGAACTGACTACTTGAGTCGGTACCGGTTCTGGTTTTAATGTGACTACTTGGGTCGGTACCGGGTCTGGTTCTGGTATGACTACTTGGGTCGGTACTGGTTCTGGTTCTGGTATGACTACTTGGGTCGGTACTGGGTCTGGTTCTGGTTCTGGTATGACTACTTGAATCGGTACCGGTTCTGGTTTTAATGTGACTACTTGGGTCGGTACCGGTTCTGGTTCTGGTATGACTACTTGGGTCGGTACCGGTTCTGGTTTTAATGTGACTACTTGGGTCGGTACTGGGTCTGGTTCTGGTATGACTACTTGGGTCGGTACTGGTTCTGGTTTTAATGTGACTACTTGGGTCGGTACTGGGTCTATATGTCTTGATATTTTGAATGATTTCCGTATGGAGTGTACGATGGTTTGGGAAATCATTTTAATTTGTTTGAACATTGAATTAAAACACAGGAATTGGCTGCATTAATATTTTATGATATGTTTATATTGTTTACAAGTACTTTCAAGCAATCCCAAACGTATTGTAAAAAATATAAATAGAGAGTATGCATGCATACTACAGAAACAGAAATACATTTCTATGGCATCATCATCCACAATCTGCAATAACCCGCTCTTTAGAAAGGCGCTGGTAAATGAAAACAATGCGGTAATAACCACTTTGACTACGCGGAAAATCACCGCCGAAAAACTGGGCCAACTGCATCAACTCGGCATTGCTGCCTCCGTTTTGCAGGATTACATGACTAAATTAAAAGACTATCGCTACGTGGACGATTTGAACGGGTTGACTCACGGGGCGTACATCCGTTGGATTGATTTGAAAAACCCAGAAGCACTCACGCTTGCCCGGGGAGGCATTGTATGCGATATCAAAATCGGGCAAAAGGGGGTGTCGCTGTTATGTAAAACATACCCAAATCCGGCATTATTTCACATCAATATGGATGAATGCTTAATTTTTCAACGCCTGAGTCAGCAAGAGCGCATTTTGTTGGTTGCACTGGATTATTTGGATGTTGACGACGCATCTTCCGCGTCTGACGAACAAGAAGAAGAAGAAGAAGAAGAAGAAGAAGAAGAAGAAGAAGCATAGTTCAAATACAATTCGTGGTTTTTTTTTAGACTACAATATTCTTGATGAGAGATCACAACAAAATCGTCGCTGTCGTTATTGTCATTGTTGTCGGTATTTCGGCGTTTCACAATGTACATGATGCCGTCAAACGTTTTCCCCAAGCACCAAGTGCTGAACTTGAAGGCAACGGTCAATGCCAATTCGGCAATGAAGAAAAGCACCATTGTTTGAGGGTTTGTATTGATTGGTTATTTATTTATTAGGGTTACTTCACCATCATGATGTTTTTACGGGTTTTGGCAAGTTTCCGTCCTTTGCGGGATTGCAACTGCGCTTGCCCCTTGCACGACATGTCAAAGTATTTCAACCCTTTTTTTCCAAAAACGCTGGTAGTGCAGAGCGCAATTGCATTTTGTGTGCCCGCCTTTTTCTCCACAGCCTTGATGCATTTGCACAACTTTGTTGCTAAAATGTCTTCTGCCGTTTGTTTTAGTTCGCGGCTGCTCAAATTCTCAAACGGTATTTTATAATACGAGAGAATCTTCTCATAATCCGTCTTTGTCATAAGCATGGAACGCGGAGTGCTCATTAAAACCAACCAACCAACCAACCAAAACGTGGGTTCCTATTAAATCTGTATAAAATATTTTAATTTAGTGAAAATGAAAACAGTGGTTGGTACAAATAAACCATAAAAAAACCAGTAATTTTAAATATTTAATCATTATAGTTAAAACCCGCCTGTTTTTGGTTTTAAAATCACAACGCATGGCCAATTCCCCGAAAAAAAGAATCGTGGTACTTGACGTGGACGAAACCATTGGTTACTTTGTGGAACTGGGCATTTTTTGCGATGCGCTGACTCAAACGGCATGGAACCATGACACAACGGCTCAATACGCGAACTTCAACCATTTGATGGACGCGTACCCCGAATTCTTGCGACCCAACATCCTGGACATCCTGCAGTTTTTAAAACAGAAGAAAGACGCCAACGAGTGCTGCGGGATCATGGTTTACACAAACAACAATGGCCCTCGCGCATGGGTGGAACACATCATTAAATACATTGAATCCAAACTGGGCGCGCCACTGTTTGATCAAATCGTGGCAGCGTTCAAAGTGAACGGGAAAATAATAGAAATAGGCCGCACTACACACAACAAAACGTATGACGATTTCATGCGGTGCACCCGGTTGCCGTCCAACGTTGAAGTGTGTTTCTTGGACGATCAAATGCACTCCCATATGGAGCATGAGCAAGTGTATTACATCAACGTGAAACCGTACGTGCATCAGCTGAGCGTGCAAACCTTGACGGACCGGTTCATGCAGAGTCATGCGCTGCGTTCAACCACGCCCGTAAGTGCGGCCGAATTGCGACACCGGGTTTCCACTTTTATGCAGCGGTTTAGCGCAACCCACGTTCCGAAAGACCCGATGGAACAAGAAATTGACCGCATCATTAGCAAAAAGATAATGGAACACTTGAATGATTTTTTTAATGGCGCAAAAAGTGATTCGGGTACAAAAACTGTAAAAAACAGGCGCAAAAAGTGATTCTGGAGGGAGGAAAAAAAATGATAAAAACGGTTTGAAGTATTTAGCAAAATTATTTTTTTTTATTGTGGTATATTATAAATCTAAATCCAAAACAATGTTTAACGTTTCCAGCATCATTTATCTTATTTTTCTCTTCTACGTGCTCAGCCCCAACGTGCTGCTGCGCATCCCCCCCAACGGCTCCAAGCACGTGGTTGCACTCGTGCACGCCGTCGTATTCGCCGTGGTGTACTACTACACGTCGGGCTACGTGAACGGACTGCTAGGTTCGCTCTAATTGATACACGACAACGGACGTGTTCTGCATTCATTATTCCTTATTGCAATAATAAATGATGGCAAACGTGTATTTCATTTAACCGCGCGACGGTTGGTTCTAGTTTTCATTTTAGATTTAAATTTGCGTTTTTTGCTCATGACTCTTCGTCGCATTCCGCCACCATCGGAATCGGATGAACTGACGACGTAGTAGCCTGCATCTGTCTCTGAAGGTGGTGGCGGTGGTGGCTCTAACGGTAGCTGCAGATTCAACACATCCGGTCCATGAAAAAATGGAGTATTGGTTAAAATATACAATAAATCCATAACAACGTATCCTGTAAATAGGGTAAATAGGGTAGGTATATCGTTTATATCCGTAATGGGAATGTATTTGCTCGATTGAACATCTATATAATAATACTGTTGGTCTTTAAACCGCGCAATTGCAACCCAATGTCCGATTTGACTTGGAATGCTGGGTTCCGTTGGAACGAATTCGGCGGGATAAACCTTTACAAACACAATATACGTATTATTGAATGCCGCCGTTTTGAGAACCAACATTATTTTGTAAATGCCAAGCAAAATTGGCAAACGTTGAACGATGTACTCTCTATGCACGGTTGGGCGGATTAACCCATTCAATATGCGAATGGCCTCTTGTGTGCTTTCGCCGGACACAAGGAAAACATCGGTGGAAAGTTGCCGAACTTGCTGTGATGATGCGACCGATGACAATGCATCCGCGGATTCTCTGCTTATGATATGGAAAAAAAATAATAGGTTGTACAAACATGATTGCCAATTCATATTGCGCATCCCTCTCTGCAAAAGGGGTTGTCGTCCTTGGTGCAAACTCTCCAACGTGGTGTAAGCATACGTCGTGAGTAAAAACAACCGAGGATATACGTGCGGCGGAACCACAACCGAGGTTGAAGCAGAATATGAAATTATCGGCAAGGGGGGAAGACATGTGTGAGGGTTTGTTATGGAAGTCAGATGGGATGGAACGTACAAACGTCGCAAATGCGGCCCTCTGCAACAAAAAAATCCAACAGTTAGAGGATTTTGGGCTAGTTTCATAAACTCGAGATATTCGGCATTTGCCTTAATAAATTTATGGAACCTGCCGAATATGATTGAATACGTAAGGTATATCTCTTGATTTAAATCATCATAATTCGCAACCTTCAATTTTTGCATGAAGAGTTTTTTGTCTACCGGATTTTGTCTGATTATGTATAAATACAAGCCCATTAATCGTTGTATCTTTAAGTTGTGCGCAATAAATGTCCATTGGTCTATTGACGGTTCAAGCGTAAACACAATTGGGGGTAAATAAACGTTGGGTTCCTCATATCTACACTTAGGTCTGTCCATTCCAAGCAACAAATCCATCGTCTGTTTATCTGGTTTGAATGGCGTTCTCTTTGACGAAAACAACTCTTTAAACCTAGGGTCAGTAAAAGATATGTCTCGGTACTCATCCCCAAAAAAAAACACATGGCGAAAATCATGCGTGGCATATGGAAGCGCCTGACAATTCATTTCGCCAACGGAAGAACCGTGAGTAATTGATATGGCCACAAGTTTTACTATGGGATAGCGCGCAGGATCATCTGGGGCTGGTTGTCGTATGTTAGCCAGACCCGCAGCAATTGATTGCGCAAACGACTCGGGAGGATACACAGGTCTGGATAACACACCCGGAGGCGCCGCGGACGGCTCGTGTAGTCTTCGTTTTGTTACTCTGTTTCTCGCTGCGTCCCTTAGTTCTTTTTCTTTTTGTTTTTCTTCTTTTGATTTTCCTGCATTTGGTTTATCCGGGGGGGGGGCGTCGCCGCGTCCTGCTTCCGCCATCGTTGTTTTAATTATGCAACAATTTAAATTATAAAATTTACATATATTTTTTTTATTCCACATTCTTAATGTCTGTGCGCGTGGAGTTGTTGAACACGCGATTGGCTAAATTGAAGCAGTCCGGATTCATGGGCGCAAACTTCTCGGTTTTAAATAAGAGCGGGTGCGTTTGCTCAATCTGACGCGAGTCAATGCGCACGTTGTAAAGGTCGCTTTTGGACGACGGCACGTATTCGGACTGCTCGCACTTTTGCAGCGCGAAAAACTGGTTGCGCAGCGTGGATTCCACGTTGACCGCCGTGGCGTATCCGGACCACGGAGCCACCGCGCTGCCAGGGTTGAACACGTGCTCCGGGTTGTACACGGGATAGGTTGCGAGCGGCACAGTGGCCTCTTTGCGCTGGTCTAAAATGGGCATGACCGCGTATTTGGTAAGTACCGGGCGCGCGCACATCTGGGGCTGCAACGGCGCCGACGGAATGTTGCGGTCGCGCATGCGCTGACTCAACTCTTCGGTGCGCTCCTGCTGGCAATACGCCACGCTTCGGGGCACCCCGTAAAATGGTTCCTGAATGTGCTGCATCATATATGGATTTATGGATTGTGGCGTCGTATTGGTATTGTAATATCAATATATTTATATTTTTTTGAACATCCATTTAAAGAGTTTAATTCATTGTTTATCATCCTCGTCAGCAATCCGCAAAAGCAATAGCATTATGTGCGGCATATTTTACTACGAAGCCGTTGGTTCCGATAAGCGCATTCCCATGAGCACGTTGCACCAATTACAGTCTAATTTTGCTAAAATCTCTCATCGCGGTCCGGACAACAGTCGGTTCATTGTGAACGGACAGCGCTGCGTCGGGTTCCACCGCCTTGCCATCAACGGTCTAACTGCATCCGGTGACCAGCCCTTCAGCATGTTGGACTGCGAGCTCATTTGCAACGGCGAGATATACAACCACCGAAACCTCGTTGCAAAACACGAGTTTAACTGCGTGAGCGACTCTGACTGCGAAGTGGTCATCCACCTGTACCGGTTGTTCAACGGCGACATGCAAGCCACCCTGCGAGAGTTGGACGGCGTGTTTTCGCTGGTGCTCATTGACCGAGTGCGGGAACTGGTGCATGTTGCGCGCGACCCGTTTGGCGTGCGGTCGCTCTACATCGGCAGCTCCAGTGAATACGAGCGCGACATTTCAGTGGCCAGCGAAATGAAGGCGCTGCAGCATTGCGACCACGTGGAGCAGTTTCCAGGCGGGTGCTGCATGACGGTGTCCAAGATTGGAACGGAGTCCAATGCCAGGCTTGACACGCGGCTACAGTCGTATTACCAAGACCTGCATGTGGACGAAACGCAAGAAGTGCCGTACATTTACAATTTCGGCACCGCGCTGTTGGACGAAGACGTGAACGCTTCGCCCGAAGTTTTAGAAATGCGCGCATGCGTGCTGTTGCGCAACTTGTTTGAGCTGGCAGTTTGCAAACGCCTCATGAGCGAACGTCCCGTGGGATGCTTGCTCTCTGGCGGGCTGGACAGCTCCATTGTCACCGCGCTGGTGGTGAAGTTCATGGCCCAAGCACAAGCGCAACAACCACCTATAGTGGACACGTACGCGATCGGATTAGAGGGATCCGTGGATCTGAAGTGGGCGCGCCGCGTGTCCGAGTATTTAGGCACGCGCCACCACGAGGTGTGCTTGACGGAGCAGCAGTTTTTGGACGCGATTGACGCCACCATTTACCAGATTGAGAGCTACGACACCACCACCGTGCGCGCGTCGGTGGGCAACTACTTGGTGAGCAAGTACATTTACGATAACACGGACAACGTGGTGATTTTCTGCGGCGACATGAGCGACGAAATTTTCGGGTCGTACCGCGGGTTCACCAAGGCGCCCAGCGACCACGAATTTGCTCGGGAGAATGGGCGCATGGTGCGGGACGTGCGCTGCTTTGACTTGCTGCGCTCGGACAAGAGCATCAGTGGCGCCGGGCTGGAGGCGCGCGTGCCGTTTGCCGACAAGACGTTCTTGGAATTTGTGATGAGCTTGCCGCCGTGGATGAAGCGGTTCGGCGAAGGGGCCGAGTATGCGGTAGAAAAGCACCTGCTGCGCAAGGCGTTTGGCAGCCTGCTGCCGGAGGACGTGATGTGGCGGCGCAAGGAGGCGTTCAGCGACGGCGTGAGCGGGCACGAGCGCACCTGGGTGCAAATCATTAAGGAATACGTGGACCAGCGCGTGAGCGACACTGAAGTGAGCCTTGCGAACGACTTGCAAAAATTTAAGCACAACGCGCCGTACGACAAGGAGAGCTACTATTATAGGACCGTGTTTGAGCGTCATTTTCCTGGAAAAGGACGCGCAGAAACCATTCCGTATTTTTGGAGGCACCCGTTTTGCGAGGGCGTACTGGATCCGTCCGCGCGGCTGCTGAAGGACGTGTATGCGGCGATTAACCAAAGCTGAGAAGGTAAAATTTGTCGCTTGTTGCGCTACAATGCCCCACATTTGCATATTTGTACATAATATGCAAATTCATATAAATCCAAAAAAAAAAATCTATAAATCTACAATTTCAATGAACCTAAATTTGGACCAGGTGGATCACGTGACGCTGGACCTCATGGTGAACCAGCCGCAATACGAGCGCTATTTAAGAATGAGAGAGGCCGACTTAAACGGCAAATTTGAAAAGGCCAAGCGTTTCTACAAGAAACGCATTATAGAAATGACGCGGGACTTGCTGAAGGGTGAACCCGAAACGATGTCCGACATTTTCGTGTCGCAGGCGTTTGATGCGTATGCCAAGGCGTGCATAACGCACTTTAGGAACAAGGACAAGAACGACACGTTGCAAGAGGAGCACATTGCGGAGTGCGTTGCGATTGGGTATTTGCCGTCTATCGTGGAAGAAGACGCCGCATCCAATCCGAATTTTGAATACGATGCATATGACGATGACGACGCGAACGCGAATGTCGGAAATACAACGCGAAAGCTGGATATATTCATGACGGTAGACAAACACAAATCGCACGCGCCCACACTAGACACGTATGTGATTAAAATCACTCCACCCCCAATGAACAAACCCGCACCCATTCCCCAGGTGAAAGAAATTAATCTAGATGACCCTAAATTCAAAACGAAGGACATCAAACCGAAGTCGTCCAAAGCTAAACCGACATGCGACGCTTGATTCAACTTCGCCTGGATTTGTAGGATTTGATTCGCCTGGATTTGACTCGCTTGACCCGTTTTTTTGATTTTCCGCCTTTAGAACGAGCATTAAACTGTTGCCGTTTAATTTCTTCCTGACGAGCATTAAACTGTCGTTGTACCGCCAGTTTACGTTCTTCATATTCTCTCCAAACCTGTAATACTCTTTGAAACGGTATTTCTTGATATACACTGACATCATATATATCAACCGGTTGACTACCGAAAAAATACCCACGAATTCTACCAAAAGTATTAGTTTTTAGTGGAATTTGTATGCCCCTAGATTCTAAATAGTCTATTATCTTCTTCATTTCTTCCGATGTTACTGGCTCTAGTGCTTCGTAAGCCCTATTCCATTTTGGGTAACTATCATTATTTAGATTATCCAAATGTGTTTGAAGTATAATGTCTGGATCTTGTTCTGACATTGAATCAAAGTGTATGTTTGTATTATAAATATAAAAAAATCATGTAAATATATTAAATATTAAACCAAGCAATAATGGCGGCAGCAGTTGCCATTTTAGACGCGCTGCGAAAAAAACCAGTGGCCGACAAAAAGAGACATTTTTCGGTTGCTTTTTTTGTTGCACCGGTTAAACACAAAGAACAAGAACAACGACAGCGACAAGAACAAGAACCACGACAAGAACAAGAACAAGAACAAGAACCACGACAAGAACAAGAACAAGAACAACCAACAAAACACATGGTCCGAATCACTGATAAAACCAACCTAAAACTGGTGAATCGCGAAGACATCCTCGCCCGGATTAAGGCCACAAGAGGCATCATCACGGAAGCCGCACCCAACCCACTGAACCTTACTGCTGCTAAAGTGGTGCACATTGTAGAAGAAGTACCGGTTCCCCGATTGAAAGGCCGTAAACTCCAAAAAATAAAGCTCATACCCGTGTCTGTAATACAGCCATTGGAAAAGGTAGTTTTGCCCGAACCAGAAGAAGTAGAAGAAGCAGTGAAACCGGCTGAGGTTGCGGAACCCGCTGTGCCCAAGAAACGCGGTACTCGGAAGCGAACGGACAAGGACAAGGACAAGGACAAGGACAAAGCAGAAGCAGTGCCCGTGGCGACAGTTGTGGCGAAGAAGGCGCCTCCACCCACAAAACCGATTGAACCCCTGGTCGCATCGGAATACTACTTGAGCAACCGAGAGAAATTCGTTGAGTTTATTAACAAGCTGTTCCACAAGGCGTATCGCGCCGAGATTATGGACGAGTCCCGTGTCGTGAGTTGCGAGGACCGCCGCAGCGCGGAGGAGTTCGGCCTGCTCACGCACCAAAAAATCGTCAAGGATTACCTCAACATGTATTCCCCGTATCGCGGCCTGTTGCTGTATCACGGGCTCGGCAGCGGCAAAACGTGCTCGTCCATTGCCATTGCGGAGGGCCTGAAATCAGACAAGCCCGTCTACGTCATGACGCCCGCCTTCCTGCGCACCAACTATATGCAGGAACTCAAGAAGTGTGGCGACGATATTTACAAAAAAAACCGTCACTGGCGGTTCGTGGACGCCGTGGAGAAACCCGCGCTCATCCCGTCCCTCGCCGAAACGCTGGCCATTTCGGCCGACTACATTAAGAAGCACGGCGGCGCGTGGCTCGTGGACCCCGAAAAACCCAGCAACTTCGGCGAACTCAGCCCGAAGGAGCAAGCCGAAGTGGACGCGCAGCTGAACGAAATGATCCAGGCGAAGTACACGTTCATCAGTTATAACGGCGTGCGCGAGAACCGCATCAACGAGCTATCTCACGGCTACACCGTGAACCCCTTTGACAACTCGGTGGTCGTCGTTGACGAGGCGCACAACTTCGTCAGCCGCATCGTGAACCATCTGAAGAAGTCACCCGAAGAAAGCGCCGCCAAAAAGGGCCCAACAAAGGCAAAAACAAAGACGGTACTGAAACCCGAAGATGTGCCCGTTGCGCTGAACTTGTACCGCTTTCTGCTGGACGCGGTCAATGTCAAGGTCGTATTATTATCCGGCACGCCCATTATCAACTACCCCAACGAAATCGGCGTGCTGTTCAACATCCTGCGCGGGTACATCAAGACGTGGACCTTCCAACTGTCGTCATCGCAGCAGGGCATCACCGAGGCGCGGCTGCAGCAGCTATTCAAATCCGCCGACATCATGGACTACATGAAGTACAGCGCGGTCGACCGCGTGCTCACCGTGACGCGTAACCCATTCGGGTTCGTCAACGCGTTTAAAAAGGACAAGCGGTACGAAGGCGTTACAGTGGACGAACACGGCGCCGTGAGCGACGACGACTTTGTGAAGCTCGTGGTGGCCGTTCTCGCAAGTGACAGCATTAAAGCCAGTAAGACCGCGACCAGTCCCGTGGCGCACAAGGCGCTGCCCGACACGTTTGACGGCTTTGAAAAGTATTTCATTGACGCTGACACAGCCGAGCTGAAAAACATGGACGTGTTCCAGCGGCGCATCCTGGGTTTGACGTCGTATTACCGCAGCGCGCAGGAGCAGCTGCTGCCGCGCTACGACCCCGACACCGATTTTGAGGTGGTGCGGGTGCCGATGAGCAACTACCAGCTGAGCGTGTACCAGCAGGAGCGACTGGCGGAAATCAACAAGGACCGCGAGGCGAAAAAACGGAAGACGCTGGCACCGGTGCGCAAAGGAACCACCGCGGGTCCAGGGGCAAAGAAACCGATGACCATGAAGGAGCTGTACGCAGAGCCGTCCAGCTCGTACCGCATATTCTCGCGCGCGGCGTGCAACTTCGTGTTTCCGAGGGAGATTGGCCGGCCAAAGCCGTTTGGAAAAGGGCCCAACGCAGGAGAAGGCGCCGCGGCAGCAGGCGAAGAAGACTTGGACGAGGACATCATTGACGTGGACAATGCGCGCGCCATTGCCAAAAATCCGGAAGGCGCGCTGGGGGTGGACGAAGCAGCCGACGTGCAGAAGAAAACCACCACGGAAGCGTACAAGCACTACGACGCGCGAATCAAAGAAGTGATGGACTTGATGAAGCGCAACGAGGAGGAATATTTCAACCCGCGTTCGCTAGCCATTTACAGCCCGAAGTTCCTGAAAGTGCTGCAGAAGTTGCAGGACCCGGCGCTCGTGGGCCTGCACCTGGTGTACAGCCAGTTCCGCACGCTGGAGGGAATTGGCCTGCTGAAACTGGCGATGGAGGCGAACGACTACGCGCAGTTCCGCATAAAGCACAATGCCGCCACGCAGCAGTGGGTATTGGATGACCGACCCGAAGACGCGGGCAAGCGCCGGTTTGCGCTGTACACGGGCACGGAGTCCGCCGAAGAGAAGGAAATTATTCGCTGCATTTTCAACAGCGAGTGGGACCAAGTGCCGTCCAGCATCCGGGACGGCCTGCTGCGCATTTCGGGCAACAACTTTTACGGCGAGGTCATCAACACGCTCATGATTTCAGCGTCGGGCGCGGAGGGTATCAACCTGCGCAACGTGCGGTACGTGCACATCGTGGAGCCGTACTGGCACCCGGTGCGCATTGAGCAAGTGGTGGGACGCGCGCGGCGCATTTGCAGCCATCAAGACTTGCCGGCCGAGTTGCGCACGGTGAACGTGTTCTTGTACTTAATGGTGTATTCTGACGCGCAGCTGAAGCCGCTGTCCAAGGACGAGAAGGCGGCAGCAGAACGGGAGGAGGCGCTGCTGGCCTCTACGGACCCGAAGACGGTGGTGGACGTGTCCAATGCCGCTCTAAAGCACGTGCGGGTGTCGCGCGAACTGCGCGAGGGGGATACCAGCGCGATGAATGACCAGCCCATCACGACGGACCAGTCCCTGTACGAAATTGCGAAGCGGAAGGAGGATATCAATCGCAACATTCTGCGGTGCGTGAAAGAGACGGCGATTGACTGCGCCATTCACGCCAAAGCGGGCAGCAAGGAAACGCTCAAGTGCTTCACGTTCGACAACCCGGAGAACAAGTTCGCGTATGAGCCCAACATTCAAGACGAAGTGATTGTGCCGGAAGAGCAATCCAAGGCGGCCAAGACCAAAGCGACCAAGGCGACCAAGGCGACAGAGGTGACAGAGGCAGTCCCATTGAACAAAGAACTGCGCAAAATCAGAATCAAAGAAATTACGCATGAGGGCGTGAAGTACGGCATTGACATAGACACCAATGACGTATACGACTACGAAAACCTGAAAATCGGAAACCGTGTTCATGTCGGAAAATTCATGGAACTTGCGCCCGGCAAATTCAAGATCGTGACGGATTAAATTATTTAAATATTTGTATATATTACAAACCGGTATTCATCATATCCACCATCATGATTGATGTGAGAACCGCAATTGCGGGCCTGTATTTGTGGCTATTGTTCGGCTTTTTGTCAACCATGGTGAGCTGCGATATAAAACGGTTGATGACAACCAATGTGTACGTGCGTCACGTCGTAGGAATCATTTCATTCTTTTTATTGTTCACGGTCATTGAAACCGAAAATGAAATGGACATATTTAGCATTTGGACGAAAACGATTTACATATATTTTATATTTTTGTTAATGACCAAATCAAAGTGGTACTTTTCTATACCCGTGTTTTTATTACTCATAATTGACCAGTCTTTGAAATTTCAAATCAAGTTTGAATACAAACAAAAAACAAACAAACAAGTAATAACCCGATATGAAAACATTCGCGATCACATTTACACGGGTATAATTGGGTTGATTGTTGTCGGGTTCCTGCATTATACTGTTAGACAATACAACGAATACGGTTCAAAATTTTCATTGGTAAAACTTCTTCTGTACCACAACTGCAAAAATCAGTAACGCGGATCACTTCAACGAATGCAAGTGGGTCATGATTTCCGCATGATTGGCATTGATGCGCTGCTCCAGTTCAAGTAATTTTTCATGCAGATCCGTTATATTGATAGGGCTGGATTTAAATTCGGATTCTTTTGGCATTACGGGGGGGTCATCCTGTATCCTTTTAAGCTTTGAAAAAATGGAATCGGTATCTTCTTCATACATGGTATCGTCTTCTTCTTCAGAAAACGATACCGTTTTTTTCACGGGATTGGGGTTGGTTCCATTGTTGGTCGCGTTGGTACCAATCCATTGCTGGGCCCGTTTTATGTCCTCCGGTTTCGGCTGCACCAGCTCTCGTTCGCGAGCCGCCAGCTCTTGCGCAATGAGCCGCGACATTTCATCCCCGATCGGTTTGTCCTCGCCCAAGCCCTTGTCCTTATCCGCAAAGCTGACGTCGGCCGGTTTTTTAAGCGTTAAAAATGACTCCATTTCCGCCTGTTTCAATCGCAACTGGCGATCAAATTCACTGGCTCGTTCGTTTTGTATGTCCTCGGATCGGTAAACCAATTCTATTTTCTTTTTTTTTTCTGGAACCGGAACCAAACCCGGACCTGGCGGCGGGGGTTGGGTTTGAAATGTGCGCAGCACCTGCATGAAGTCCCGAATCACGTGCTTGTTCGCGTCGCTCAACGAAACAGCGCCGCCGGATTTGGCGGCAGCTTGCTGCACGGACCGATCAAACGCCGACTGCACGGGCTGAAACTGGTCCTTGGTGAGCCCCGCAAACGCCCCCGATTCCATCAGCGTGGCCCACAACAGCGCCTTGTTTTGCACGCTGTCTACCGATTGCATGGAATATGGGTACGTAACGTGTTTTATATTTATATGCATTTTGCAATTAAATTCAATTAAAGATCTCGTCGTATGTATCAAATAACTCTCATGACACACAATGACTCACTACAAAATCAGGCGGGAATTATTTTATGCGGGGTGTGCAAGAATGTGGTCAACACGCTGCCTGTGATTCGCGCGGCATTTGAAGAACTCGTGGCCAAATCCGGGGTGCCGTGCTGGGCCGTTTTTTACGAAAACAATTCGGATGACGGCACCGATGCCGAATTAATGAAATGGGCATCCGAATCACCGGACCAAGTAAAAGTGCGGTGCGATAAATTTGGAAAAGAAGAAGAACTTAGCCGAGGCGCGGCCCGCACGTTCGACAATCAACCCTGTCGCATGGAACGCATTGCGTATGCCCGCAACCAACTGTTGGACATGCTAGTTGGGGATTCCCCAAACCCCTCCTCTGGGGAACTACGTTCCCCAAACCCCTCCTCGGAGGACGTGCCTGTACCTACGGTGCCCGTTGGGGGGGGCAAAGCCCCCCGGTACGTGATCATGATTGACATGGACAACCCCGTCCCGTTCCCGGTGAACAGCGTGCTGCGCTGCATTGCGCGCGACCCCGACGGCTTTGATGCGCTGGTGTGCAACGGCCTCAACCACATGGGCCAAATGTACGACACCTACGCGTATCGCGATGCGCAGTTTCCGTTTGGCCCCGAAATCATGCGCGAGGCGTTTTGGTCGGGGCAGCACCAGTACTACGTGCAAACCGCCGTGCACAATCGGACACTGTTTCACCGCCGTCAAATGATGCACAATCCGGCGATGCTGCCCTACATTCCCATCGCATCCGGATTCAACGGCCTCTGCATTTTTCGGAGCGAGGCCATAAAAGGGCTCCGTTATTCAGCAGTCCCCACGGCCGAGATGAACGCGGAGTATGAAGCGCTGAACTACATTCCGCCCCTTGCGAAACATGCGAACACGCATATAAACGGCACCTCGGTCGGCATGTACCTGTTTCCAAATGCCAATGCCGGTGCCAATGCCAATGCCGGTGCCAAGGGCATCTTCTACTTCCACAATTCGGGCTACAACTTCCCGGTGGTGTGCGAACACGTGCCGTTCTTTGCGGCCATGCGCGCTCGCAATCGGCGGCGCATTTATTTGTGCACCGACCTGGTGTGGAACTGGCTTTAGAGTGTTTTTATAACGAAGGGTTGGTTGTGAAATAAGGAATCCAGATGTCGTTGCCGTTCAATTGCAGTTTCAAGAACGTAGTGCTTGTCAGTCCGGCAGAAGTTGCCTTTATTTCTGCGTTGTTATTTGCAACGGAGGTGGTTGTATTCGTTCCTAAAAAATTAACAATGTCGCTTTGGAGCGTGAGTGCCTTTGTTGCGGTTGTTTTTAGAATTAAATCACCCGTAGAACTATCAATCGTGAAAGGTTGTGCTGATAGTTGGTTTGTGTAGTTGATAATACCTCCACTTGCACTATCATTCGCCAGAGTAAAACTTCGTCCATTAACGCCGTTTTGATAGTTCATAGTGACTGATTGACTGGATGTATCATTAACGATGCTACTTGTTGCGGTTATACCACTACCAGCATCTTTGAATAAGTCAATACGATTTTGATTAGGATTACCGGACGTAAAATTATCAATTGTAATTTTTTTGTTGTATCTATTGTCGGTTTGCGTGAGAGCATACGCGTCTAATTTTGAGTTGCAATTATTTATACTATTATCATATAATTCAGCACCATAGTAGGCGAAAAGAGATTGTGTAGTACCAAAAAGAGTATTTGAAACATTTACTCCTTGATTTGATATAAGTGTTGTAACATTTGGTGCTGGTCCGCCTGTTCCTACTTGAATGTTATTAGATGTAGACGGAATTTGAAAACTACTATTTGAAATTACTTTACCGCCAACAACTTTTGCGGTAAGGTTAATGTTACCAGTTCCGGTTGAAGCGCTTGCATTCACGGCTATGTCGCCGGTTGAAGTCACAATCGCATTGTTGTTAAGATCCAGCGGTTGGAAGGCATCAATTTGACTATCGGCGCCGTTAATCCTCATTAATTCCGTTAGCGTGTCATTCACTCTTGCCGATAAAGATATGGATCCATCCACGTTTGCAGTCGCGTTATTACGAATAGTTGACGATATTCTGGTATATTCTCTCTCTGGGTTTCCTGCAATCGCAGTTTTGGCTCCAAATGACAACTCCCCAATTGCAGACCCGTTTGTAAATATATTTTTGTAAAACTTCATGGTTGCGGATCCGGCGGTCGGGTCATTTTGATTCAAGACGAGCATGGGATTGGACCCGCCTCCCGTGTTGTCCGTCGCCATGGTGAGTCTTGCGATTGCGGGGTTGTAATCCAAATATTCGGCCGATGCTAGCGTGGGTATAATGAGACGCCCAGCGCTAGATAAATCCACATTATCACCTGCCAGCGTGATGTTATTTGACGAAGATATGGATAAATCATTGCTCGCAATAATGCTGGTTCCACCCGGTGAACTTGTTGCAATTTCACAATTGACTGTTCCCGCATCATGCCTCAAAGAACAGCCGCCGGCGCCGGTTGATATGGCAGTGATGTTTTGAAGCCCGCCAGTTGAAGGTAGATAATACCCGCGGATACGAGACCTAACCCCATCTGCTTCGGCTTGTGTGAAGGTTTGAAATCCTCCTGCACCCACATATGACATCGTGTTTAATGCTTGCGCGGCAGAAACCTGACGATTTTGCGAGGTTGTTGTGCCACCGCCAGAAAACACAATGGTGTCATTTGAAGACGAACCGTTCACGATTATTTGCCTTTGATTGTTGTTCGTACCATTACTGAAATTGGTTTGACAGACATATTGGGCAGTGCTAACCGTATCATTAATGTTACATGACATGCCGGGGGCCACCACATTTCTCACCTCGTCTATACTGCCAACCGAATTCGTGTTGGTGTAAATTGCGGTTTGCGATCCATCCGTTGTTTCCAAACGAAGCTTGGCATTGACGGATGAATTTGAAAATTCAGAGGTTGTGGCCAATGTCGAGCTTGAATCGGTATATTGAAACAGCGCTTGGGCATTCGTCCCTCCCGCAGTGTCAATTGTAATTGTGTCGGTTTGAGTTCCGCCGTCGCTGGAAGAGCCGATGATTTGCTGGGTCCCTATATTGAGTTGCGCAGTTAAAGGATCTTGAAGACTGACAATTGGATTACTTGCAGTTCCGTTTACATCAATGTTTGTTCCGGCTTGAACTGTAACGGTTGCGCCCGTTGCGCCCGTTGCGCCCGTTGCGCCCGACTGCGTGTTCATAACTTGCATGACCGTTAAAATGACGGACGGAATGGCCGGATGGAGCGCCGTGGCCGATTCTGTTAGCAATTGAATGCCGGCCTGACTAGACGCCCATGCCAATTCGTAATAGTTGCCGGCAGTTGCACTCACCAAAAAGTCCCATGCGGCAACCACGTAGTCACTGCTTGACTTGATGGTGATTCGCGTATTCGTGTCTGGAACACTTACACCATTCTTTTTCAACCAGATATTAATGTCCGCACCGCTGCCGCCTCCCGCTGGATCATAAATTTGTGCCGAAAACTGAATGTCATACTTGCCGGCATTTGCAAACGTGATTCGCGTAAAGGCTGGGCCGGGTATACTGATGCCATTTGCTTCGGCTAGCGTATTAAATTTCATCAAATATTCGGTGTTGGACAGTATGGCAGGTTGGGTTGTGGTGTCATAAAATGAACCGTAATAGCCTAAAGCACCTCCGGGGCCTTGAGGGCCCGTTGCGCCTGTTGCGCCCGTTGCGCCAGTTGCGCCCGTTGCGCCACCACCAGTGGAATTGCAGCAACAAACTGTGCGATTAGATAAATAGTTTATGTAATTTGCATATGACATTTTTTATTAAAAGAATTTTGATTTCTATAAAAATGTCATATTTTATTTATGTGTTTAATTGTCTGAATTTGTGGTTGGCGTTGGGATTGGCGTTGGGATTGGCGTTGGGATTGGCAGTCTTTCACTGAAACCGGTTTGCAGAAATCCATCAAGAATATTAGGAACATTTGCATATGTTTTATTCAACGTAACCGCCGTTTGATTAACTATGTTATTTGCAAAATTTATATAATAAATCGTCGCCTGTGTGTTTACAGGATAATACAATAGCACGCCCGGAGTTCTTTGATTAAGCTTGTTTCCAAATTCAATGGTTGTTCCATTTATTACACATTTCAATAACAAATTATATGGTTGAAGAATGTTCAAAAATGGAGATGATGTGTTAATTTCACTTACAATCACCCCATTTGTGTCAAATTCGGTTTGATTCGGATAAAACGACTCCAGTTCAAATGGGGATGGAACAGTCCACTTCAGGCCCAAATACAATTTCTGTTTGTTATCACCAGTTTTTAAAATGGGTAGGGTGGCACTTAACACGCTTTGATTTGAACCTCCAGAAAATCCTACGTCACTAGGTCTCCCATACGTTAGTATTCCAATAACATCTCCATTCGCATTAACAATTGGACCGCCAGAATTGCCCCCAATAGTTGGCGCATTTATAAACAGGATATTGGTGATTTGCATACCGGTTGGTTCACAATAATTTGGGTCTCTAACATAACCTACACTTACAGAGTCTTCGTCTATCCCACCAGGATTGCCAATAACAAAACACACGTCTCCCGCATTAACCGGTTGAGTATTAATTTTGAGACAGTATTGTGGATAATTTGTAAAATTGATATCGGTTTTAATTAATGCAACATCCGCGACGCCGTCAATACGAATATTATTTATATTTACAGAAACCCATTTGGTAGTAATCGGATTTTGTATATATGCTTTTGTTATTTTGGTATAATTTCCATTATTGATTTCCATCACACAATGGGCTGCAGTGACAAAGTATCCATGTTGTAAATCGGCGTCGTTATCGTAATAATAGAATCCGGAACCGCTACTGTATGAATCATTTATTGCAAATGAAATTTGGCTTGTTGCATTTTGCAATTTTGATAATATGTTTGATGGTATACCCGACGTACCCGAACCAGAACCGGCCGGACCCATGGGACCAGTTGCACCAGTTGCGCCAGTGTCTCCTTTTATACCTTGAGCGCCAGTTGCACCAGTTGCGCCAGTGTCTCCTTTTAGACCTTGAGCGCCAGTTGCGCCAGTTGCGCCAGTTGCGCCAGTTGCGCCAGAACCAGACCCAGAGCCGGCAGGACCAGGTGGACCGGTTGCACCAGTGTCTCCTTTTAGACCTTGAGCGCCAGTTGCGCCAGTTGCACCAGTTGCACCAGTTGCACCAGTTGCACCAGTTGCACCAGTTGCGCCAGTGTCGCCTTTTTCACCAGTGTCGCCTTTTTCACCAGTGTCGCCTTTTTCACCAGTGTCGCCTTTTTCACCAGTGTCGCCTTTTTCACCAGTTGCACCAGGTTCGGAACCAGAACCAGAACCGGCAGGACCTGGTGGACCCATGGGTCCAATGTCGCCTTTTGCACCAGTGTCACCTTTTTCACCAGTTGCACCAGTGTCACCTTTTTCACCGGTGTCGCCTTTTTCACCGGTGTCGCCTTTTTCACCGGTGTCGCCTTTTGCACCAGTGTCACCTTTTTCACCAGTGTCACCTTTTTCACCAGTGTTACCAGTGTCGCCTTTTTCACCAGTGTCGCCTTTAGCACCAATGTCACCTTTTTCACCAATGTCACCTTTTTCACCAGTGTTACCAGTGTCGCCTTTTGCACCAGTGTCACCTTTTTCACCAGTGTCCCCTTTTTCACCAGTGTTACCAGTGTCACCTTTTTCACCAGT